CTGAAGAAGTAACTGAAGAGGCTAAAATTGAACTTTCACAAGATGAAATGGATGATCTTCATAAAGATGGTGAAGTAAAAAAAGGTGATGATGTCATTAAATATAAAATGAAAGTATCTGAACTTAAAGCTAAAATTAAAGAAGATATTCTTTCTTTACTACAAGAGGAGGAAGAAGAAGAGGATGAAGTAGAAGTTGAAGACAAAATTGAAGTTGATACAGAAGAACCATCTACAGATATAGCTACAGATGGTGCTGGTCTTACAACTGACGAACAAGAAATTCAAGATAGCCTAAAATTAGCATATGATAATGCAGTTGCTATTGGCGATCAAAAATTAGCCGATCAAATCGGTAACTCAATTACATTTTTTACTAGAACTCACGTTGTAGAAAGATAAGATGTTAAACGAACGTAAACTCACCGAAAATGAGATAGAGCAAAGGAAAATCGCTCTCAAAGGTTTGTTGAAAAACAAACGTGCTCTAGTTAAAAAATACGGTGCGGATGCGGAAAAAGTTATGTATGGAATAGCCACTAAACAAGCTAAGAAAAAAGTTGAAAAAATGAACTTAGATAAACTTAAAGAAATGATCCAGGATGCTCTTACAGTTAAAGAGGCATCCCCTTTTGTATTAGCGGCAGACGCAGCTAAAGATGCAGGTAAAAAAGAATTTGAATTTCCTGAAGGAAGTGGTAAAATGCATCCTGTAACAATCAAACAGGATATTAAAGAAGATAATGTAGATAAATTTCTTTTAAAAGATCTTTTAGACATGGTTTCAACACATGCAGCAACTGCTGGACTTACAGATCAAGATGCTGCTGAAGAATTATTATACGCTATAGGTGATGCTTTTAATTTAGGTGTTGATGTTTTAAAAGGACCTAAACTAGAAGAAAATCTTATTAAAGAATTTATTGGTGGCGATACAGAAAAAAGAATATCTGATCTATTTGATAAACTAGTTCCTGGTTCTGGTAATGCTGATACTGTAGAAGGTGAAATTATTAGAGCATTAAATAGAATTATCTACAGATGGGGTAATGATGGTGACCATTTTGCACAAGGTTATGGAGCTGAAACAGCTGGCCCTGCTATGGAATTTTTAACTGATGCCCCAGGCATACCTTCAGAAATAAGAGCTAAATTTAAAGCTTGGGAAGATGATAACTTTAGTAATGATTACGATAAGGAAGAATTAGAGGATCTAGCTCAAATAGCTTTACAATATGTTGAAATGAAAGTAAGAAAAGATGAACTTACTAAAAATGAAGACGACATATTTAATTATGGTGACAAATACATTCAGCATGTAAGAGATATGGAAGCTGAGGAAGATGAATATGATGATTATTATGATGATGAGTATGAAGATGATGAAGATTACTTACAAGAAGAAGTAGGAGAAACTGATAAAATAGCTTCAGATATCCAAAAAGCACTTAATAAACACCAAAGAGATGCTGTTAAATCATATCAAATTTTACAAGCTAGAAAAGCATTAAATAAAGGAGATATTAAAAAAGCTAAAAAAATTGTTAGTAGATATTTACAAGAAGATCTAGACGTAGGTCATCAAGACAACGAACCCCACATGCTTAAAAAAGATTTATATAGAATAGCTAAATATGCAGCTGAACTATATAAAATGATGGATAAATACGATCAAGGTGGAGAAGTAGATTTTCCACATTGGTGGCAAGCTAAAGTTACTAAGGCAAAAGATATGATGGTATCTGCTAAACACTATTTAGATGGTGAAGAAAAAGTAGACCAAATCGATGCTATGTTAGATGTTAATGAAATAGATAATAGTGAATATGCTATGAAGCTTAGAGCACTTAAATCTCAACCTGAACCTTCTAGAGGAATAGATTACGATGAAGCTTTAACTTTAAGAGGTATAAAAGCTGAAATCGAAGCTGAAATTGCTCAATTATATAGAGACATGGAACAAGAAGCTGAACCAGAAGGTGGTGAGGTAGCTGATAGATATGGACGTGAATTAGAAAGGTTAGAAGACCGTTTATATAAAGTTCAAAAACAACTTCGTGATTATGATATGAACGAAGGAGTAAATGAAATAGGTATGTTTCATGACCCTCGAATGTCAAGTGGAAACTTTGATCATTTAACTCCTGATCCAAAAGAAGACCAATTAAAAACCGCTTACGCTGCTTTAGAAAAAGCAGAAATGGATGGTGATATTAGAAAGCAAGAATTAGCTCTAGCTGCAATCGACCTAATTAAAGGCAAACTTAACGAAGCAATGGATGGTGGTCAATTATTTGATTATTTTAATAAAAAATATTCAGTAGGTGACCATTTTCACAGTGATGATAGTTACATTGTTAAAAGAGAACCATCTGGAAAAGATCAATATGTAATATTTGATTACGATAAAGATAAGGACCAATTCCAAATCAGACAAATGGGTGGTTATAGAATTGATCAAAAAGAAGCTGAAAAAGCTGGAATGAGAGAAACAAGCAGATTAGCTAGAGCAGGAATGGATGCTTATATGGTAGATGGTAATTACTCACCAACTCCCATTTCAGCTGAAGGTTTAAAAGATATAGTTGATCACGTAATGGGTGGTTTAAGTAGAGAAGCAGCTGCTCAACAAGATTTTTATGCTAGAAGAGGTAAAACTTCAGGTACTATAGATGAAGAAAAAATCGAAGTAGACGCTGATACTAAATTTGAATTACCTTTAAAACATCTTATCCAAAAACACGTTAAAGAGGTAATGAAAGAAAAACTCACTAAAAGATCATCAGTAGAAAAACATATTGAAGATTTCAAAGACTCAGATGCACCACAATTCAAAGGTAAATCTCAAGAAAAAAGACGTAAAATGGCTGTAGCAGCTTATTTGTCTAAAAAAGATAAAAAATAATGACAGCTTCTGAACTAAAAGAAAAAATAAAAGTACTTGTAAAAAAAGTATATAAAGAAAGAGGCAAAGGAGAAGATGCTGCTATCGCATATGATGAGCTAGTTAAATTTCCTGAACTTAAAGCAGTTATTATAGATTTACTTACAGTTGATTTTGATAAATTTTTAGAATCAGTAGACTGGATCGCTCCACGTCCTTCAACTTTTCGTATAAATCTGTTGAATGGTGAAAACTTTGTTCTTATATTTGATCCTAGAAGTTGGATAGCCCAAGTATCAGGTAAAAAATATTATCTACTTAATTTAGATGAAGAAGAAATGGCTGCTAAAGCTATATCTCGTTTATTATCATATGGGGGTAAAACAGCAACAGGTGCAGGAGCAGATGTTGAAGGAGCAGAAGAAATAGAAACCGAAACAGAAACGGAAACTGAAGAAGCATAATGAGCATATTTGATAAATTTTTTAAAAAATTCGCTTATAAATTTGATAAGGGATATCCTGATATGGATAATCCTTCTGATGTTTCTTTATTAGAATCTTTAATTACTGAGGCAGTTGGGTATAAATTTAACTTAAATGAATTAGTTAAATTGGAATATGATGTTTTAACTGATGAAGCTAAAAAAATTGCTCAAGAATTAATATCATTATTAGGTATTACCCAAGACCAAATTAAACCCGCATCTAAAAATAAAATTGTTATATATGACGATAACCGTGATGTATTAACAGATAGAATTGAAGATTCAGGAAAATATGGTAAAAGAAGACATCCTAGAAATGGTAACTTTAAAATAGGAGATGTCTTTATATTACTAAAACCAGGAGCTAAAGGAGGTGAATATTATGAATTAAAACCTCAACAATTAGGTATAACTTTAGATGAAAAAATATCTTTATCTACTTTATTTAAAGAATTAGAACGTGGAGTTAAAGACAATAAAATAATGTCTGATGAACAGAAAAAAGTTCTTTTGTATGCTATAAATAAAGAAAATAAACCCACACAAGAAGAAATTACTTCTGCAATGGAAGCCCCAAGTTTTTATAATGAAACACTTAAAAATTTAGGAGAACCATTAGGGGCACTAGTGTATGGACAAGCTAATGGGTTTGATTCTGTAGAATTTCCGGGTGCTGGAAATTATCCTTTAATTGATTATTTACTTTATAATGGAGATGAACAAGTACAAGTAAGTGCTAAAACATCAAAAGGAATGGGCAATACAGTCAAATTAAATGACTTAAAAAAGGTAGTAGAAAAAAAAGAAGGTGAAATTGATGATAAAAAACTTGAAGTAATTGATACTATTTCATCTAAATCCGTACTAGAAGGCCCTTTAGATTTAATAGAAAAAATAGGAAGTTCTAGTTTAAAAAATGAATTAAAAGCATTTTATAAAAAATACCCTAAATTTCCTCAAATCAATAATCCTTATGATAGGGAAGCTCATGCCGAAAGAATTCAATTAGAGAAAAAATTAATCAAAGAATTAAATGCTAATCCCGATTATAACTTTAATGATTTGTTTAATGAATATATAGCTGTTAGATATATAAAATATAAATTAAACCCTAAAACATTAGAAGATGGGTATGATACAATCGATTCAGGCCAATTTAATGTTTCTTTAGCATCAAAAAATAGTCCAGGACACGATTCAGATAGAGTGGGATTAGCTGTTAAAAAATTAAAAACTAAATAATATGTGTAGCTGCGGATGTAATACTTGCGAAACAAAAATAAGAGGTCCTTTACTAACGGAAGGTAAAGTTAAGTCTTTACTATCTGAAGGCCTACAATATCACATAGACAAAAAAATACCATTATTTGAAACAGTATATCGTATTGGTTCAGATAAACATCTATCTTTAATTAAAGAAGCTAGAAAAATGTATTCACGTAATGTAATCGATTTATGTGAAGAAGATGAAGCGTTAATTGGTACACATTTAGGTGAATTTGCTTTATATGAAGGCGAATCTGTACCTTTAGATTTACCTATGTTAAATGAAAAAGGTGCGGATACTGCCTGGGAAGATGAAGAAGGTAACAAAGTAACCTTACAGGATATTTTAGATATGACTAAAAAAGTCCCTCAAAAAGATTACCCAACCGAAAAATTAGCAAAAATAGTACTAAACTGGGATGATAACCCGGAAGAAGTTGAAAGAATAGATCAAGTAGAAATTTCTAAACAGTACCCTATTTTAATAATGATTGATGAAGCTGGAAAGATTCAATGGATTTTAGACGGTAATCATAGAGCACAAAAAGCATTAAGATCTAAAGCAGAAACTATCCCAGCCAAACTAATCAAACCTTCTATGTTAGATACCAAAGCTAAAAAAGTTTTATTAGGTGTTGTTGATGAAAACGTGCTAAATGAAGAAGAAATTGAAGAAGCTGAATTTAGAGGTAAAGATGTACCACTAAATAAACCAAAACGTGGTGGTTCAAAAGCATATTATGTTTATGTACGTGATCCTAAAACTAAAAAAATTAAAAAAGTATCATTTGGATCCGGTGGTTTAAGAGCTAAAATTAAAAACAAAGAAGCTCGTAACGCATTTGCTGCTAGACATAATTGCAAAAATAAAAAAGATAGAACTAAAGCAGGATATTGGTCATGTAATTTACCAAGATACGCTCCAGCATTAGGGTTAGGTGCTAAAATGAATACTTTCTGGTAAAATGGATCCATACGTAAATAAAGGTAATATAAGAACGTTTTCGAAAGATGTAAATAAACTAGAATTAGTTTGGCATCAAGACGCTGAAGATAGAGATATCGAAGTATTAGAAGGTAAAGGATGGGAATTACAAATGGATAATGAATTACCCTTTGAATTAGTAAAGGGAGATCGTATATTTATAACAGAAGGTAGAATACACCGAATATTAAAAGGTACTACTGATTTAAAAATAAAAATAAATTAAAACATATAGAACAGATTCATAGCCTGTTCGATTAGAAATAATTAAAGAGATCTGTGGCCTCCATTTGGAGGTCACACTTAAGTTTCGTATATTAACGTGTTAGAAATAGAAGTATAGATGGATATAGATAAAGAATTTTATTTAGTAAGAAAAAATGAAGGTAATTCATTTCAAAGATTAATGATGTTTTTTTTAGAACAAAACAAAAAACATGGTGCAGATTTCGGAGTAGCAGGAATGTATAATACTTTAAATAGATTTTATGGTGAGTAAAAACGTAGTAATGATTGGAGCAGGCGTAGCAAATGTAAATGCTGCTACTAAGCTAGTTGACAACGGATTTAAAGGTAAAATCACTATTATTGATATGGGTAAAGACCCATATAGAAGACCATATGAAGAGGTAATGACAGGTTTCTTAGGAGCAGGAGGTTGGTCTGATGGTAAATTAACTTACCATACTGCTATTGGTGGTCATCTTTCTAAGTATACGGGTGAAGAAAAAGCAATGGAGTTGATGGATCAAGTAATTGAAAACTTTAAACGTTTCCACCCTAAACCAGAGGAAGTACAATGTTCAAACCCAGTTGCAGAACCAGATTTCATTAAACCATACTTCGGTTTACGTTTGTTTCCTGTATGGCACGTTGGCACAGATTATCTACATGAAATAGGTAAAAATTGGTATGACTTTTTAGTTGATGGTGGTGTGGAATTTCATTGGGAAACTAAAGTAACTGAAATTGATTTTGATAATCAAGAATTATATTGTGATTGGAATACCCCAAAAGAAACAATAAAATATGATAAACTTATTTTTGGTGTAGGTAAATCAGGTATTGATTTTGGTAAACAATTAGCTGAAAAATATGATTTACCAACTGAACCTAAACCAGTACAAATAGGTGTTAGATTTGAAGCACCACAAAAACACTTCCAGAAATTAATTGATATAAGTTATGACTTTAAATTATATAGAAAATATGAAGACAAAGGAGTATCATTACGTTCTTTCTGTACAAACAATAATGCAGCATATGTTGCCGTTGAAGAAACGTATGGAGATCATAGCTACAATGGACACGCTAAAAAAGATGAAGCATTCCGAAATGACATGACCAATTTTGGTATATTAATGGAAGTTAGGGGCATTGAAAAACCATTTGAATGGTCTAGAGACGTAGTTAAAAAACTACAGATAGATGGTACTGGTTTATATTATAGTCCAAGTAGAGAACCATCTACAACATCTGAAGGTGTGAATGTATCAGCTGTTAAAGTAGATAGATTACATGAAATTGCTAAAGCAATGCAACCCTATTTTTGGTATGTATTTGAATTTATCGAGGATATGAAAAAAGTCTTCCCAACACTTAAAGATGATTGGGGTATTTATGTACCTGAAGTAAAATATTTATCTCCTGAGCCACTCGTCGATTATTCCAATCTGGCCCTGACCAAGTATCCCAATGTCCACTTTGTTGGTGATGCACTTTCTGCTAGAGGAATAACGGTGAGTGGTGCACAAGGTACTTTAGTAGCGGAAAAAATTTTGGAGAACTAAAATATTCTTCGTATATTTACATCATATAAAAAATTAAAATATGTCTAAATTTCCAAAAACAAGAAAATTAATAAAACCTGAAGATGGTACTGTAGCTATAACGTGGGATAATAAACTACATAATTGGGAAGGCCCTGCTTTGTATCCTGAAGGAGATGAAAGGAAAGCTCAATATTTTCTTTATGGTATAGAATATTCAAGAGAAGATTGGAGTGAAAGAGTTAAACAAAGAGAAGGATTACCTTGGTATAAAACACCTTCTATATTAGCAGATAGAGGAGCTGCAAGAAATTAAGATAATATGAAAATAGGTTTATGTGGTACAATGAGTGTAGGTAAAACTACACTTGTTAATGCCTTAAAAGAAACAAAACAATTTAAAGATTATATGTTTAGAACAGAACGTTCTAAATATTTAATGGAACAAGGTATCCCACTTAATACAGATTCTACATTAAAGGGTCAAACTGTATTTTTAGCTGAACGTTGTGCTGAACTAATCCAAACAGATATTATTACAGATAGAACAGTAATAGATGTTATGGCATTTACTTTAAATGCAAAATCAATACCTCATCAAGATAAAGAAGCATTTGAAGCATATGCTAGTGAATTTGTTAGAGATTATGATTTTATATTTTATATTTCTCCTTATGGAATAGATATTGAGGATAATGGTGTAAGGGAAACAGATGAACATTATAGAGATTTAATTGATTTTACTATTACAACTCTTATTAAAAGATATGGTTATAGATGCCCTAAAATAGAAAAGATATCTGGATCTACAGATGAGCGTATCCAACAAATATTGAATATTACAGGCCTTTAACATATTTATAATAAAACCTATTATAATGAAAAAATCTGAGTTAACTGCTTTTATTAAAGAGGAAATTAAATCTACACTTAATACAGAAGGTGTTTGGAGTAAAGGTGATGATACCGCAATTAGAGATTTTATTCTTGATGTAGAACAATTAAAAGATGACTACTATAATATTGTGGGTAGTGATGATGTATTTAATGGTTTAGATACTGCTATTAATGCTGCCAATGAGTTAATTGCTATGAAAGAGGCAACATATAAAGTATCTGCAGATAAAGTAGATAGTATAAAAGATAAAGTTTCTGACGAGGATACTGTTGAAGTAACAGAAGATGAAGATAAAGAACCATCTAAAGCGGATCTTAAAAAAACTAAAGGTTTAGCTAAAGCAAAGGAAGAACTTGCTCAATTAACTAAACAAATGAAATCTTTAGCCCGTGATTATAAAAAAGCTGAAGGTACTGAAAAAGAAAAAATTGTAGCTGATCTTAAAAAGAAAACAAAACTTAAGAAAGAATTAGAAGCTATTATAGATAAATAAAAAATGTTATGTTAACATGGCTAAAAAGAAATTACCCATTATTTGTTATAGTAGGGGCATGTATAATAGCCTTTAACTTTTTTGGGGAAAAAGAAGATTATGTAGGGGAATATAATGCTAAAATAAAGGCATTAGAACAAAAAGTCGATTCGTTACATCATATAAATGACGAGTTGACTTTTAAAATTGATACTTTAAACGTACAAATAACAAAATTAGATCAAGAACTCGATTTTAAAGATAATAGAATAAACAACTTAAGATATGAAATTAGCACTAAAGTTGATGCTGTTGATAACTTTAATGACAACGAGCTTGAAAGGTTTTTCACAGAGCGCTACAGACAGTACCTCGATTCAATTGCAAAAGCCAATAGCACGTCTAGTAATTAAAGATCTTATAACAGGAGATGGAGCTAAAGATGAATTAGCCCTTACATTAGATAAAATAAAAATTTTAGAACAAAAAATAGTTCTAAAAGATAGTATTATTTTAAATTTAAATTCCCAAATAGGAAATTTTGAATCTATAATGCTTACTAAAACAGATCAATTAACCATATCCCAAGAGTTATCTAAAAAATTAGAAACAGATCTGCAAAAACAAAAATTAAAAAACAAATTAACTATGGGGGCAGGTATACTAGGAATAGTAGCTGTTGCCATACTAGTAAAATAGTATGTCAGATCTTAAATTAGTCATAAAACAAGAATATTTAAAATGTAAAATGGATCCTGTTCATTTTATGCGTAAATATTGTTATATACAACACCCACAACGAGGTCGCATACAGTTTAACCTATACCCCTTTCAAGAAAAAGTACTTAAATTATTTAGAGACAATGATTATTCTGCTGTATTAAAATCTAGACAGTTAGGTATATCGACCTTAGCAGCAGGTTATTCTTTATGGTTAATGACATTTCATAAAGACCGAAATGTGTTAGCATTAGCAACAACTCAAGCAACAGCAAGAAACTTAGTAACAAAAGTACAATTCATGTGGGAAAATTTACCTTCATGGCTTAAAGTAGATTCAGCTGAAAATAACAAATTATCTTTAAGATTAACTAACGGTTCAAAAATACAAGCTAAATCCTCTAATGCCGATGCCGCACGTTCAGAAGCAGTATCTTTACTAATAGTAGATGAAGCTGCTTTTATTGATAATATTGCTGAGACATGGGCTTCTGCACAACAGACACTAGCGACTGGTGGTGGTGCAATTGTATTATCTACCCCTTATGGTACTGGGAACTGGTTTCACCAAACATGGGTTAAGGCAGAACAAGCTGAAAATGATTTTTTACCTATTAAATTACCTTGGTATGTCCACCCAGAACGAGACCAAGCCTGGAGGGATAGGCAAGATGAATTACTAGGTGACCCTAGATTAGCAGCACAAGAGTGTGATTGTGACTTTAGCACCTCAGGTGACATTGTATTTTACAATGAGTATTTAGAGTACTATGAAAAAACTTATGTTAAAGACCCTTTAGAAAAACGAGGGGCAGACCAAAATTTATGGGTTTGGGAATCCCCAGACTATAGTAGAGACTATATTGTAGTAGCTGATGTGTCTAGAGGAGATGGTAAAGACTTTTCAGCATGTCATGTAATTGATGTAGCGAATAATGTACAAGTAGCAGAATATAAGGGCCAAATTGGCACAAAAGAATATGGACATTTGCTAGTAGGTTTAGCCACCGAGTATAATGAGGCAATGTTGGTAATTGAAAATGCTAATATAGGTTGGGCAACTATACAAGTAGCAATAGATCGTGCATATTCTAACCTCTACTATTCACAACGGAGTGACTCCCCAAATGCTAATTCGTATTTTGATAAATATCAAGACCACTCCAAAATGGTAGCTGGTTTTACTATGTCCTCTAGAACAAGACCTATGGTAATAGGTAAATTTCAAGAGTATATTAGTGATAAAGGAGTAACAATACAATCTAGAAGGTTGATAGAAGAAATGAAAGTATTTATCTGGAAAAATGGACGCGCTGAAGCACAAAGTGGATATAACGATGATTTAGTTATGTCATTTGGTATTGCCATGTATATTAGAGATACAGCATTAAAAATGAGACAACGTGGTTTAGATGCAACCCGAAATGCATTAAATAACATAACAGTAAATAGAACAGCATATCAAGGTGGTTATTTCTCCAGTGGAACAGATAACCCTTACCATATAGATACAGATGGTGGTAAAGAAGATATTAGTTGGCTTCTTAAATAATATTTATAATAATAATTATATACAATGGCGGATAAAGGCTTATTTAGTAGACTACAAAGATTGTTTTCAACAGACGTAATTATACGTAATGCAGGTGGAAACCAGGTAAAAGTAATTGATAGTAACACAATTCAAACTAGTGGTGAATTGCAAACTAATTCTTTAATTGATAGATATAATAGGATTTTTTCTACAAGTCCTTCTTCACTATATGGATCCCAATTTAATTTTAATTACCAATACCTTAGACCCCAATTATACTCAGAATATGATGTGATGGATCAGGATGCAATTATTGCTTCTGCCTTAGATATTATTGCTGATGAATCTACCTTAAAGAATGATATGGGTGAAGTATTATCTATTCGTTCATCAAATGAAGACATTCAAAAAATACTTTATAATTTATTTTATGATGTATTAAACATAGAATTTAATTTATGGTCATGGGTTCGCCAAATGGCTAAATATGGTGATTTTTTCTTAAAATTAGAAATATCAGAAAAATTTGGTGTGTATAATGTTATTCCTTATACTGCCTATCATATTGAAAGACAAGAGGGGTTTAACATAGAAAACCCTTCAGAAATTCGTTATAAATATTCTCCAGATGGTTTAGTTAATACAAATTCCGGAATGTATAATGTACCAGGAGCAGGAACAGATAATTCACCTGGTATTTTCTTCGATAACTATGAAATGGCCCACTTTAGGCTAATTGGTGACACCAATTACCTACCTTATGGCCGTTCTTACGTTGAACCAGCTCGTAAATTGTTTAAACAATATACTTTAATGGAAGATGCGATGTTGATTCATAGAATTGCTCGTGCGCCTGAAAAACGCATTTTTTATATGAATGTTGGATCTATTCCCCCAAATGAAATAGATGCATTTATGCAAAAAACTATTTCAAATATGAAACGT